TAAGATAGAGTCTCTTCATTCTCAGTATCCATATTCAATACTATGTCGTATGGGTAGAAAGCATAATACTTAAAATGCTCATCTACATATTCTTTAATTTGTTGATACTTATTCATCATACATATCCTCTATATCAGGTAAATCAAAGTGAGTAGCGGTATCTGTCCATAGTTCGCTATCCCAACCCGCCATTTCTTCAAATACACTAACTTGTCCAGTATCTCGGCGTATATTCTCAAAGTCAATATGTGTTTGCTCTGAGATAATCTCTCTCATTTGATCGGGCGTCAAATTGTTAACATAGTCATCAACAAAACGTCTAACAACTTTGTCATACTCTCTCATTTCCATTATGTTTGCCATTAGTTTGCCTCCTCTACATTTTCGATAACTTCTTGAATAGTATCTGTAAAGTATTCATCAAAATACTCTTCGATCTCAACCATAGCATCATTAAATGTTTGGTCATCTATCCATCTTTGCATATCGTCAGTAACATATATGACCAAATCTTTCATTGACATATTATCAACAATTCGATCAACATAATACTCTTTAAGAGCAGCAAATTGTTTGTCAGTTAAATTTTGTGCCTCAAGTAAGGCATCTTTGTTTTTCTTGTTCATGGCATGAAATTGGGATTAATACTAAAAGTTGAGTCAGGTGTATCAAATTCTTGACACTTGAGTAGTGACATGGCACTTATCATGTGCCACACTTTCTCGCCTGAGAGTTTGTGCTCGTCACATACATGAGCAACTGAGTCCTCGATCACTTCAAGGACTTTTGTTGCTTCAATATAGAATTGTTTGTATTCTTCGTTGTTCATAGAATGATGCTCCCGCCATAAAGATTTTTGTCATAACCATACTTCAATACAAGTATGTCTCTTACTCTCTCTCTATCGAGTGAGTCGCCGTCGCCCCAAGTGAAATGCTCATCATTACGAGCAGTGATCTCATGTAAGTAGTCGTAGATCGCTCCTAAAATGTCAACTTTAGAAACTCTCTTGCCTGTTTTCATGTGATTCATAGGGTACAAAACGTCATCTACATCGCCGTAGAAATCATTGATGTAATCCGTAAACTCAACTAACATATCATTGAGTTGAGTTGATGAATGACCTGAGTTCATAAATCCTCTGTGTTTGTTATGTACTAATGATAATCGAAATTTGTTAAAAAGCAACGAGCAAATGTGCCAGTAATATAATTGGCACACTCTTGATTGATTTTATTGCCATTCTGGTGTAGGTTTTGCCCATTGCTTTTGTAATCTTGTTTCTTGTTCAGCATACAATTTTTTGGCACACTCTGAATTGACTTGAACAATATCCAATTTAATGTCATCATTCTCAGAATAATAAAAATTGAGACATTCAATCAGATGTTCTATCTGTTTTGTTGTAAATTCCATTTTAATTGTTTTTTATATACTGTATTATAGATGATACAGTTGAGATTGCAAGCATTTTGTGACACTAAATGAACTGGCATACCTACGATTGCCAACCGCCAGACACCTCTGGTTTAGTATCTGAGAAACCAACAACTCTATACTCTGGTTCAGCATCAGCAATGTCAGCAAGTCGCCCTAGTTTGTGACGAATCTTCCTAAAATTGACTTCAAATTCATCAGCATATTTGTCTGTTAATCTGTTTGGTGTTGATAGGATTAACTTGAGCAGAGCATCACACTCTGATGCTGTCAAGTCATTCTGTTTTTTTAGTTTGTCGCTGTCCATTTTAATTTCCAAATTGATTTACAATAATATCTTCAACTTGATTAAGTTGTTCATCATCAAGTACATTCACTATGGCATCTAATATGTCATAAAAGTTTGAGTCATTGCTCTCATAAAGAGAGCATAACTCTGTGAATATAGTAAGTGATTTGTCTTTGTATGTTGTCATGCTACTTTTAAGTCCTCTGAATCTGGTTGCTCTCTAGGGATTTGTCTCTCTTCAGACACAAATGTATCAAACATTTCGCCTGAAACTCTATCCCAAAATCTCAACTCAATACAACGCCATACATTGTTTAGTTCAAAAATGTAAGCAAACTCGCCACAGCATTTGTCTGTGGTAACAAGATACTCTTTTTCATCTTTGGATAACTTAGGAGCAACATCTTCTAGTTTCTCGCCTCTGTCTGCATAGTATTCTGGTCTAGGGTCACGTTTGACAAACTCTTGTTTCTCATAGTCGTACTCATTATCAGAATAACAAGATGACATATCGCCTCCATCAATTAGTTCAGCGATTGATTCTCTTGTATTGTACTGTTGATTAAGAGTAACACCTAACCACTCTGGGTATCCGTCCCAATGATGATATACTGATAGGATTGACCCATCTTCTAGTCTAAGTCCGATTCTGGAATTGGTTGACATAAAACCTCTGTGTTTGTATATTTGAATTATAGTCGCTCAGGGCAAGAAAGCAACGAGCGAGTGTGACAGTATTTCAACTGTCACAATGTAGCAGGGTCACTTGGCATATCTGTTGGTATCATATTAATACGCAATTTCTGAAATACAGCAGGAGCAAGTTCACTGCTATCAAATGAGCAACTGCCATCTTCATTCTTATTGCCTAGTTTCTCACATAATGCCTCTGAAACCATATTCATAACAAATGTATTAGTTTTAGGATTATTGACAATATAATCAATAACCTCTAGTGTAAGGGCATCAGCAAGTTTGTTTACTGTTTCTTTAGAAAGTGTCATTTTGTACCTCTGAATCTGTCCACTCTGAAATAGAGTCGAACTCATAGTTATAGAACATATCGTCAATATGATAATTAGAATCGAGATAATGTCCTCTATTATATAAGGCAATCGCCTCTTCTTCAGTTTCAGCATCTATGTGTACATCAGCATAACCGACAAACTTTTCTTGAATGATAAATGTTTTCATTTTTCTATTTCCAAAGAATCAATAAAGTCAACACAATATTGAGTAAATTTCTTTACATCAACTGGTGCCACTTTGTCATCTTCTTCGCCAATATAGTAGAATTGGTTATTGATGTTAGAGATCAAAGTAAGAAGTGCTGTTTCGTTGTTAGTGTACATTCTACCAATCTCCGTTAGAATCAGCATAGCAATCTTCATTCCAATGCTCTGTCTCTTTTAGGATACCTATGTGTCTCATAATACCATCATAGATTTCCATGCCTGATCTTGACATTCTACCACATGAATAATCCCAACCTAACTCGGTCAAGTTATCCACAATGAATGAAAGTGAAATTTTCTTCATAATGTTTGTTTAATTGATATACTCATGATAGTCACGATTGGCAAGAAAGCAACCACCTCATGTGCCACTATCTGAACTGTCTATTGTTGAAATTGGCATAACTGAACTGTTGACGTTTGATAAGTTTGAAAGTACCATAGTCGTTAGACATTACAAAACCCTCATGCTCATAGGGAACAGCATCAAAGAGACATTGAACATTCTCTGTAGTAGTGATGCCTTCCATGAGTAATTCTTTTATCTCAATTATCATATTGTATAAGTGAAATAAGTTTCTGGAATATCCAGTATCACTTGCCAACTTATCAGCGTCAAGTGTTTGCCCTGATCTGATATAACTATTGATATTTATTTTTAATTGTGGAATATCATCACTCTCTGGAAACTTGACAAATGGTATTACAGTTTTAGCAAGTGTGATAAGTAAGTTCAATCTGAAATGTCTTTTAGATATTGATGCACTTGTATCAATAAAATATACACCATAACTTTTAGACTCTCTGTAGTGAAACTTAGCATCTAACTCTTGTATGGTAGCACCAATATACTGTGTATGAGTAGCAACAACAATATCGTCAATTACATCATCAAATTTATATGTAATTGTGTTTGGTGTGTGGGTATCTGAACCACCATAACCAATAAAGTCGCCCTGATAAATGCCATCATTATGTGGCAATCTGTCAAGACATATATGTAGAATCGAAGCGACTCTAGGTGTATGTCCATGATTAGATTCAATATCAGTATGAGTATAGTTTATCTTAATTCTTCTCTTATTGAATACTGATTTAGTTCCTACAAAGAATTTGCCATTCTCTGGGTTAGTTCCATATACTATGGCGGGGGCACCATCATATTTTACTGATACCTGACTCTGTTTAGTATCCAAAAACTTGACAGCATCAAGCGCTCCCTGTCTGCCAGTGAGTATATGATCTTCTATGTGTTCCAAGTGTTTGTTCTTCATAGAACCATTATAACATAAAATGTAAGATTTGTGGGCGGTAGTTGAGTACGCAACTGTTTGAACTACCATTAAGTATGTTGATCTAGAATTAACTCTCATACACCCAAGAGAGTGGAAGGAAGGTCAAGAGGTGCTTCACTCAACTTTGACCTATACCTTACTAACTACTGATCTAGCAATGCTGACGATCGACTTTCGGGTAAAAGGTGTGAGTACTAACTCAGTTGGTTTGTTTCGACATACTTAGTATAACACCTGTGCAAGTGGATTCAACTCTGGAGTGTACAGTTCGTCAACTGTCTCCGTTGCAATTTCGATTGCATCTGTGTTAATATCCATTGTAATACAATTTCTACCTAGATTAAATGATGCTATTGCTGTTGTACCCGAACCACAAAAGGGGTCGAGAACCCACCCATCACGAGGGCAAGATGATTTGATAATTCTTTCTAATAATTTAATAGGTTTCTGTGTGGGATATTTTCTTTTATTCTTCTCACTTCTTGATATGAAATACACATCATCCCAAAAGTTTTGTATGGGTACACCTTTCGATTCGTGTGTATAGATTTTCTTGTATAGATTATTCTTACCATAGTGTAATCTATTTTGTTGATCTAGTTCTTCTAGTTTATCGAGACTAATTCTAAAACCATACTGCGGATTATATCCCTTAAATTCAAATCTAGTACAAGGTCTACTCTTCTCGCCAGTAACTTTTGCCAGTGCATAATAA